ACGGACGGCACGGCGACAACGACTTCAAATACTATATCTTATACGTTCTGTTACCCGTTTTTTTACGGTGTTGGAGCAGTTGGTTTAACAGGTGCGCAAATTTACGCTGCTTTCAATCCGGCAGGCAAGATAATACAAAATCAAGCTGATACGACAAAGGCATTTGCTCCAACAAATCAGTATTACTATTTTTGTTATCCTAACACATTGCCGGCATTGACAGTTATCTATGACCAGAACGGTTTTAACATCACCGCTGATTTTACGTTAAGGACTGATACTATCACCGGATTGGACGGAACTTCGCAGACTTATAAGATTTACGAATTTAATAATCTAACATCTCTGTCGCAGAATTTGACGTTTAATTTTTAGGAGGTTTCAAGTGTCCATAAATGTTGCTTCTAATTTTAGATTATATGCTCAACTTCCCTTAGATTATCGTCAAGTTGTAGCAGATACAACTACACGAGATGCTCTTTCTGCTGGGGAAAGATATGACGGGTTATGTATTTATTGTGAATCGGACAATACGACATATCAACTACAAGGTGGAATAACCAACGCAGATTGGAAGATTGTTATTTTTCCTGATATAGTTATTGACCCAACTTCAGATGACTTAATCACAACGACTAGAGTAAGTGCTGGATTAGTCGCAGGACAATTGCAGACGGTTTATAATACCTCAATAGAAAACAATGTTGCTGACGATGTCAATTCAGCCAGCATCGGATACACAGTTACAGCAACTGACAATTATAATCCCGAACTGTTACTGAACAACAGCTTTGAAAATTGGGACTTGGTGTATGCTCCTGATGATTTTGACAGTGATGATAGTCCTGTTGACATTACATCGGTTGGTAGAACAACGGATAGTCATTCGGGAACCTACGCTTTATTTTTAAAAGCGGAGACGGCGTTTTTAACTTCGTTTAGGTCTATTGCCTTATGGAATACCTCAGCAACTTTTACAACCGCAGATACGATTCAAACAAGGTTTTGGGCTAAACAATCGGTAGGCACTCCAAGTGCGATTGTAGTTTATATGTATAAGGACGCTGGTGCGACTACTTATGCTTACAACTTTACAGGTGCAAACATAGGAACGTGGACGGCCTTGATGGGGCCACCAAGCGCAGACCAAGTTGAAGTTATTGCTTTGACTGGGTCTTATGCGCAGTATGCTTCTACTATTGCAACGGCTCCGGCGGGTGTAGCTTCTGATTCACAGGTTAGGTTTGGTTTTATTGGAAGTAACGGCGACATAGGTTTTATAGACGATTTGGAAGTCACCATATCCTCTGTCAATACAGCTACGAACGGAGACTTTGAACTTTGGACATCTGATTACGTTACCCTGCAAGATTGGGATACAAGTTTCTTTGGAGCTGGTGGCGGTGATGACCCTGAAATTAGAGCCGAAACGACTACGGTTTATGACGGTACGGTAGCTGTCACGTTAGAAAGCAAGAACGGTAAGGGTTCGTATATTGAGCAGTCAATAACCACAGCTTTATATGGATATTTTAACGTTTGGATTCACGACACTGGAGCCGCTACAAATGTCAGAATGGCGGCGTTGAATGGTCCGGTGGCCTCTGCTACAGAGGAATACGACTCTGCAACCGACACTTGGGGAGCTTACGGTGGTGGAGAACCAACAAAGTATATTGAGGGGACAACCGCAGGAGCGTGGGCGGAAATAGGTTTAGGTGAAGTAACATCTCCTGTTTCTGGAATAATAAACGTCGTTATTTGGAACGACTTTGGAGCTGGTGACGCTAGCTCTATTGTTGATTTATCTTCGTTTGAAACCCCTTTGATACCCAAGTTAGCTGGTTATTTAGTCAAAGGCGACCAAGTAGCTATCAGTTACGGTTCGTTGAATCAGCATTTAATTCTTGCAGCGATAAATTTCGACCTTACTGGAACGACTGAAATGGATGGGTCTGGAATTACAATTCGTGCTGGGGATGCAATATCTCACGGAGGAGCGGTTGATGGTGGAGATATAGAATTAGTTGCTGGCGCAGGTGCTGGCGGAGGTGACGACGGTATTATCGAATTCAGTTCCATTATAGAAGCTAAGGAATCGGGAGCTTCGATTGATGAGTTTTCCAATGATACCACAATGGCCGATGATTCAACATCGGCGTTGGTTACAGAACACGCCGCAAAATCTTATACTGATACTCTGGTTGGGGCGATACCTACTCGTTATTCTAGAATAAGTGACGAGTTCGATACAACATTTGTCGAAACAGAATTAACTCCCGCTGACCATATTATACGTCTTGGAACGGGTGGTACGGAATGGTTACATATAAAAACAGGCAGCACTGACAGAGTAGATATACTTGGCAATGATGCTCCTCTTATCGGGAACAATGGAACAAAAATAAAATTGTCTGCTGGAAATCCCGCGCCTATTTATGGTCAGGGTGGAGCATTATGGTTTAATGTTACAGCTTCTACAGGTGGAGCACCGAATGATGGTTATTTTGCGT